TCCTTGGCCGAATGTGTTGTTTTCAGGACAAATTAGGGCGTTGTTGAACTTCTTTCCGACCTCAGCTAGCAAAACGCCGAATTGATCGGGTCTTATTTTCCCTTTGTACTCACAAACTTGCTCAGCGGTGTGCTTATTTATGACCTGGAATGCAGAGTAATCTGCTGCATCACCACGAGAAACGTCAGCTGACAAAACAAATTCTTCGCCTGGTTGCGGATATACCCACTGCCAAATTTCATTTTTTGCGCCCCATCTTTCAATTGGTTGTTCAATTTGGAGTCTCAGTTTTTCAATGATGTCTGCGGTGACGAATGTATTTCCTGAACCTGCAAAATCGCACATCAATTCCTGTGCAATTGCCTGCTTGGTCATGTTCTTGACTTCTTTTTTCAGCCATGCATCGTCCCTTTTAGGATGAGCGTGCCACATTAGTTTTGTAAGGTTGAACTCGCTTGTTCCGGCTTCAGCGTCTTCAACAAGCTTATGATACATTCCACCCGTACCGTTTGGCGTGCTAATAATGATAGCTCGTCCACCCTCTGCCAGCGTAAAGTACAATCCTGTCCACAACGTGTCAAAATCACGAATGAAAGCAGCTTCATCAACGATCAGTAGCGACAATGCCTCTGAACGACCTGCATCTTCAGAAGTTGGGATAGCCTTGATTTGTGATCCGTTACTAAACGAGACCATCTGTTTCGTTCTTTCTGTTACAGACGGGAGTACCAACCACTTGGGCAGTGCATCGAGCGCCACCTTTACCTTTTTGATAAAGTTCTGTGCTGTGGCGAGTTTCGTAGCAATAACAAGAACATTCTTGTCACGATAGAAAATAGCCAGCCAAACTGCATAAATTGCAGTGACGGTTGAAAGGCCAAGCTGACGGGCCTTAACAATGATATTGAAACGATGATCAATAAATGACTGAACGCAGTCATCCTGGAACTCGTATGTGTCGAACTTGATCGTGCCTTTCATAGGCGTCTGGATCATCGCATATTTATTTATGAAATAAACAGGATCCTGGCCGCAGAGAACAATCTCTCTCGCGTGGGTCGCTGTCGCCCGAGCCATTTAAGAGACCTTCAGTACCCAGTTCATTCTGTAATATGCAATTTTTCTGGGTGAATTTGATGTCGCTGAGATTAACTCAACGTTATCAGCGGTCGATTCTTTCTTCGCTGTAAGTGTACTTCCGGTTGCGGCCTCAAAATCGGTTTTCAACAAACTTAGACATTCGGTCAGTCTTTGTTTTGCCTCATCCGCACATCGAATGACCTGTTCACGAAGAGCATGCTCAGTTGCGAAGTGGACAATCATCGTATAATTCATGAGCAGATTTTCACCTGCTTGTTTACACTTGATAGAGTATGAACCATCTCTGGAAGATGATTTTCCAAATGTCGTGTCAATCAGATTGCCTAGCGCGTTCACTTCTTCAAAGTTCATTTTTTCTTACCTCATCCTTACATGGTCGCCACCCGGTTTTCCACCTGCTGGCATTTATGTAGTAATAAGTATCGACACAATTAGTGCATGCGTCTTTATCATGATATGATTCGAAATCTTTATCGTCACGAAGAAGATGATCACAAACAGGACAAACATAAACACGAACAATGTCTGGTAGAACTAAACGGTAGCTACCACGGAATGCGGCTTGGTTTTTCATATAACTCACTCAAAGGAATTTGACCTGTGCATCGTGACCCTTTGTTGTCGAAATCTCAATGATGTTATCAACAACATCTTTCACAGTGTCGACATGTGATATGATTAAAATCAATCTGAACGTTTTTGTTAAACTCCTGAGTAGTGCGGTGCAGGCTTCGACATTCGTCGCGTCCAACGCCCCAAAACCTTCATCGATAATCAGGACATCTGCTTTTGGTAAACTTGAAACCCTGACGAGTGCTGTACGGATCGCCAGAGACGACATCATTTTTTCCATCCCACTACAGCATTCAATGATTCGCTTAGAGTCACCATAGTTTAGAATGATGTCCATACCCGCTGAATCGTCGACTGTCAGCTCAACCGTGAAACCTGTTATTCCTTGGAGTATGTTGGCTATTTCGATGTTAATCACGGGCAACTTTCGTTTGACAATCTGCAGTGGAATACCATTACGATTCAACGCCTTCCCTAAGAGCGTCAATATTTGAACCTTTTGGTTATTTTTCTCAAACTCGATTTTGTCAGCATGCAAACGCTTCACCTCTGCAGTTAGAAGGCCGATTCGTTCGCTAAGCGTTTGAATTCGTAGTTTGGCCTCTTGCAGTTTTTCTGTTGCAAGCTTTTTCTTTGCCACCAAAACCTTTCTTTCTTTTGCACTTTCAGTCGAGCACAGATTAATTCTCATTCGTGACAACATAGAGTTATCTGCTGCCAGATCCCGGTCGACATTTGAAATACGACTTTCCATCCCAAGTATCTTCATGTTCAGCTTTGACTTGGCCTGCGTCAGCAAAAACAGTTTTTCATCATGATCTTGTTTCTGTGCAAGTTTCGCATCGACATTTTCTTTTAGCAATTTCTTTAGCGACGATTTCAATGTGGCAACACGCTTCTTTGACGCTAACAAATCATCTTTTTTCTCAAGCATACTTTCTTCAGCCTTCTTGGCACTGATTATGTACTTGCATTTCGGGAAAGTATCTCCACACGGAACATCACTTAGTTTTTTGACGGCTCGCTTGTCTGCTCGTAGCTTGGATGCCTTGGTTTCAATCTCCCCTGACGCAATAATGATTTCGTGTTCCGAATCTACAATCTCAACTTTTTTCTTTTTGAGCTCGGCGAAATTAATGTCTTGAATTTCGCTTTTCATCTCCGTAATTGTTGCGGTGATTACTTCACGCTCGAGTGTCGCCGCCGATTTGGTTTCCAAAAATGCAGCTCGTGCCGCAGACGCTTTTTTGATTTTTTCGAGCTGATCATCAATTTCAGCTTGCACATACATCTCTGTTGTTTGTGTGTCTAAAGCTGCATTTATGTTATTCAGGATCCTTGTAATTTTTCCGACAGAATCAGTTTCAGCTACCCGATCTGATATTCTGGCTTTTATCTTGGCTTTCTTGTCGACAATTTTCGCATCAAACTGTTGTTCCGGAAGACCTTTTAGCATCTTCTTTGCGATAGACAAATCCTGCTTGACCAATTCAAACAGTGTATCAAGAATATCGAGCCTTAAAAACTTCGCCAAGATCGCTTTTCTCGTCGCCGAACCATGTTTCACAAAACGATTGATGTCGCCCTGTGATGCCAATGTTGTTAAAAGGAAATCGTCGAGTGTCCCAACAAGACCTCGCAAAGTTTTTTCAGTTTCCCTTCGTTGCTCTTCAGAAATATCCTTCAGCGGTGTTCCAGTTTCATCAGACTCAAAAAGGTTCAAATGGGTTACGGCATGTTCCGCGCCGAGTTTTGTCGTCTTTTTTACAGTCTGTCGTTCGACTATGTAGTTTTTTCCCTTTTTTGAAACCAACACCTTGGCGATGCAATGTCCTTTTCTGGCATTGACAACATGCATGTTTTTCATAGCACCACGATCTGTCCCATTGAACAGTGCATATGTTGTTGCACCGCACAAAGAAGATTTTCCTGATCTATTCTTGCCGAAAATGCCCGTGATACCGGATGCTGACTCAAAGTTTATAATGTTCCCTTCACCGTAACCAAATATGTTATCGAACTCCATTCTTCGAAGTGACCATCTGCCGGATGTTGAGTTGTCAGTTAATTTCGCAGACTTCCAAATACCTGAGAGTGTCTTTGTCATCTCATTTATTGTGTCATCGTCTAGTTTCGCGTTTGCATAGAACTCATTTATGAGATTGTTTACGGCCTCGAAACTGTCCAGCTTTATTGTTTCATCAAGCAATTCATCTGAAAGTTTCATTGTAGAACCTTCGGCTTCACGCTTGAAAACAATCTCAGTCGGACAAGCAACACTTTTTATTGCTGCACGAATTTGTGACATATCAGCCTGCGTCGCTGCACTTTGGATTTTGACCCTCACATGCGAAGATGGCGGGAATTCTTCCATCTCTGACTGTAACTTATCTAGATCATCATCGTAATCAAGCGTCACAAATGGGTATTCATGATTAACTTCGACATGTTTCACATCAAAGTCATCTTTCGATCTGATATCCCACATCAGGAAACCCTTGCCTGATGTCTCTGCATAGTTTTGCTGGATTGTGCTTCCACTAAACCAAACGCGGCCGGCCTTGTCAAGAGCCTGCTGTTTATGAATATCACCAAGAAGAACGAAATCATATCCTTCAAAGAACTTCAAATTGACATCGCTTTCGAGAGCCCACGCAGCATCGGTTTGTGAGTTGTGGACGACGCCATGGAAGGTCGCGAGATTTATCTTACCCTCTTCGGGTTTCACTTTGTCCCACCCTGCTTCATCAAAGCACGAAAAAACACAAATATTGAGTTCATCGTTCATGGGATATGTGCCGGACTTTTTGTACAGCTTAATCCTCGGATTGTCAATCGCTGTCAAGATAGGAGAGATTGCATCTTCACGATCAGGGTTCAAAATGAGTCCGTCGTGGTTTCCTAGTGTCACATGAACCTCGGCTATCTCTGCCAGCCCATTGAACCACCACGTCAGATTTGAAATTAACTCTGGTGAGATGCCTTGAGTTTTTGAGTGAACGATGTCACCAGCAATGAAAATAATATCAGGTTTCAAAACACGGAGCTTCGAAAATGCGTCTTCGAACGCTGTGCGATATTCATCATGCCGAGATAGGGAGCGCCAGTGTATATCGCTCATGTGGCAAATTTTTGTCATAGTATCGAACCGCTCTTGATTTTTGAAATCTTGTGATTAAGAAGGGAAACCGGAGTCCATCGTTTTGTTGTTGACAAAATATCACGGACATCGACCTTGGTTCGACTCCCTAGATCGTTGCCTTTGATCGTCAGGTTATAAACTGCACAACCGGCAAGAGATAAACGGCGACAAACATCATGAATTCTGCTTTCTGCGTCTTCATCAAACGCCACGATAACTGTGCTTTCATGTTGTTTCAGCCTCATAAATAAATTGCTACCGGAAGCTAAAGAAGATCCTAGCACCGGAACTGTATTTTCAGGACATTTTACGGCATCAAACACGCCTTCAACAAGAATGATTGGTTCATCCCAGTTGATATCGAACTCGTTGAAAATAACTGTTCGTTTTGGGACATTCGCGTTTTTGTATTTGAACTTTGTCTCATCGATGCACCTTGCCGTATAATAATTGAGCTGACCAGACGCCGTAAACGACGGGAAGATCGCCTTACGGCGAAACTTAAACTCATTTGACACACATATGCGCCATCTATACATATCCATTTTCGTCAGACCCCGGGCCTTAAGATACCTTTTTACATCATTGGCATCCGGGTCATTTTTTGCCGACATTAGTAAGACTGAATCTTCAGGTAATTCCGGTGGGAGGATTATCTCTTCGACGACCTGCTGGCCAGCATACGATCGATCTTCTTTGAATAGCGTCGCACATCGAGGGGCATAATTTTTAGCGTACTTGCGGAACAAGAAGTTGATATTTTTACCAGATGTTCCACACACCCAACAATGGTACCAGCCCGTCGCAACTTCTATGTATAGCTTTTTCTTGTTTTTTCGGGTGTCTTTACAATTGGGACAGGAGACGTGAAAGTTGACCTTCCCTGTCTCCATATAACCTGATCCGAAGGCTGCTTCGAACAAAGCAACCTTTTTTGATGTTTCTAAACTCACTATACATTTATATCACTTACGTCCGACATTTTCAAAACATCGGCACCGAAACGTGCCACGACGTAGGCGTCGGCAATATCAAAACAGACAGCCTGGTTGCGCGTGACACCCTTATTTTTCCCGCTTTTGAGTACTTTTGTGGGCCATGGGTATGAAATCATGTCGGGCTGGGCCTTCACCCACTCAAAAACCTGTTCTTTTATGTTCAGCGGCAATTTTTTATTGGGGAAGCACCCGACGGCTTTTCTTGTAGAGATAACGTTGGCAAGGTGCAGAGGGCAATCAAAAATCGAACGAGCAAGATAACAAGCGATTCCGTTAAATCGATTCAGTTTGGCTAATGTTCCGGCAGATGACATTCGACTGCGAAATGCCTGGAGTGCTTCCTCGACGACGATTACATCAATCTCATGATCATAAGCAACATCTTTAAGATGTTCTCTAAGCATCTCCGATTTTGAATAAAGACCCTTCACTTTTACCATCGAAATACCATCTGCAACGACAACCCGATCTTCAATTGGTAATGACGTGTCGATTACACAGACACCCACGTTTGACGTTGAAACGTCCAATCCTAAAACTTTCATGTGCAATTATAGTTCATCATTTCTGCTTCGTATATTCAACTGGAACG